AATTTCAACCATACATGGATATGTTTGTTCCGTATGTAACCTTAACAAAAAATATTTGTGGTATTTATTTATTATGGGTTGTCGTACATTTTGTGTCGTCACATTTGTATATTCGATTTTGTAGTCCTAGTACGTTTACAGGATTTTTAATGTCACCATTTATGGCTGCAGCACCACATTGTCAAGCATTGCGATGGGCTATTTATAATGGAGGAAATAATATTGTTTCTATGTGGTTGATACTAGGTATGTGGTTAATGAGTTATTTTCCTTTATTTCAAAAAACAGAAAAAGTAGAAAAAGAAGAATAAAGCAACTGTATAAATTTAATTTATTCGTTGGTTAAAACCATTTAAATACCTTGACAAAGGTATGAACAGCAACACCAAATACTATAAGACTTTATTTAATAACCAATTTTGCAAAACTGGTTCCACCTTTTAAAATTCTTTTTTTTGCGCAACTTTTTATAAAAGTTGCTAGGTAGCATACATAAGACCTGCATTTCCTCCAACAAATACTACCATATTAATTCGTTCTTCTATAACATATAAATTGTAATTATATTCATAAATTCTCCATGTAGGTTTATTTATTCCTACAATTTCATTTGATTCTGGATCACATATTGTCAAGACTTGGGCAAGAGGATCCAATGCAGGAATGATTGTGGTAAATTCCAACTGTACATGTGTAAAACGGTTCATATTAATAGCACCAGAAGGTTGCATGTCATAAGGTGATGTATTTAAACAAAAATTATAACAATATAATCCTTCCGGAGCGGCACCTGCAGTTCTAGTGTACTTTTCAATAAAGTTGAACACTCCTGCAGGTAAAAAATTCTCTCGATACTGACCATCTAATAGTATACCCATACCAACTAATATTTCTTTTATATTTTGCATAGTAAATGTACCAGATGTCATATAACCTGTTAATGTACCATCTGGGTTAACACCAGGACCAATAGTTGTCCCATTACTTAATGTATATGTTCCATAAGTTGACGCAGGTAGTATATCTGAAGGCAAGTAATTATATGGCCAATTGGTATAGTTGGTCCATTCATTTCGCAAATTAGCATCACTTCTTTGAAAATAAAACATCCAACTTGATATTAGTCCAATTGAGTCTAAGTCTACTTTATTAGGCCCAGTTACATTATAATAGACTTTTTCATTAACTTGTTTAAATAAATATTTTTGCTCATTTTTTGCAAAAATTTGCGATTCCTCATTGGAGAGAAAACAATAGGTTGACATTAAGTGAATGTCTGGAAACCAAATACTTCGTTGATCTAAATAGGAAGTAATACCCAAAGTAGTGTCAGGAGGTGTTTGTAAAAAACGATACATTTGATTTTGAAATTGATTGAAATTAGGTGCCACATATGGATATTTATTGATAGAATCAAAAACATCTCTTATTTTAAATAGTTCGCCAATAGGTCGAAAAGTGACATAAATTTGCAATTCATTGTATTGCAATGATACCAAAGGAAACGCCATTTGAGTTTTTAATGAAAACCATGAACCTAAAGGAATATATAATTGTCTTCCTCGTATAGAAGGTTCCGCACCTGCTAGATTTTCTGTAAAATAAGCATTTGGATAAGAATTGACACGACTATTTGCATTTGCTGGGTCAACTAATTCAGGAACATGGCCAATCATTTCGTCAAATAGTTTCAATTTTTCTGCATTAAAATCTCTGCGTGCCATATTCAAAATGTAAGAACCAGAATATTCTTGTAATTTTTGATTACCACAATTGATTGTTATATTGGCAATCATCATTGCACCAATGTAGTCAATCCATTTGAACTCATAGGGTGCCCAATCCGTATAAGATGTTGTTCCGTCTGTATTAGTGTATTCTTGTGGCGGTAAAATAGGGCTCCATATTGCAGGTAAATTGACTACTATATAGGTATCCATTAATAAATCCGCATATCTTGGCACTTTAAATTGAAAAGTGGAAGTTTCTGATAAACGCAAGGAAGTCGAACCCTCAAAATCAATCCGAAATTTTTGTAAACCAAAATTAGTATATTTTAGATAGGCTGCTTTCCAGAAAGTTTTTGAAGGATTTCCATTTAATATTACGTTTTGTTGACCGCTTGATACTAAATTTAATAAACCACCAGCCATATTTTTACTTTATATATATATTTGATTTTAAATTATAATATTTTGTTTTATGATAATAATATTATAATTTATTTTTTTGTTAGTCGTTTACTTCTTCTACGTGATTTTTTGTTTTTTTTATTCTTAATTTGTCTTTTTTGTCTTTTTTTCGTTTTTTTGTAAGTTCTACCACCTTTTATTTTTTCTTCAACTTTGGAAGGTTGTTCATTTATAAAAGTATTTATTCTTGTACGTCCTACATTGTCTTCACCAAGACCTACTGTACGTTTATTTCTGTTTAGAAGGTCTTTTTCAAGTTCTCTGGTTTTTGCTATATTTTTATTTATATAGTCATCTAAATTTTCATATGTCTCGTCATCCAGAGTTAATGGAAATTCTTCAAGTAATGTGTCAATCAATTTGTTATTTTTATATTTTTCTAATAGCATATTACGCTGATTTTTTAACCAAACTATGTTTTGAACCCTTCCGAATATTGTTTCGTTTACATTGTATATTGCGGATTGTAGTAACATATTGACATAGTCAAGTTGTTCTTGTGGTGTTGCCATGGTGCTTTCGCAACAGTATTTACCATCTGTATACTTTGGATATTGATCAGGCTTACAACCTAAAGTTCCTGGTTTCTCCATATTAGATAAGTATTTTACATATGGAATTTTGTTGTCAAAATTCACATTAGGTCCAGGGTTACATTTTTTTTGCATATTGATTTCTTCCTCATCAAAATGCAATGAACGTGCAGACATTGGATTTAATAAAGGTGGTAGTGGTGCTGTCTCTGAAAATTCTGCCATATATGATCTACTATATTATACAGTTATTTTTTTTTACAAATTAGAAATAAAATATATATATTTTTTAAATAATATTATATATTAAGTATGATACATTCAAAAATAAATACATTAGGTTCTAAATTAAGTTTACTTTATAATATGCATGAAGATTTTGCTTCTTTTTTGATTTTAGCACTTATAATAATAATTATAATTGCATACATTTCATATTCTATTTATATGACGCAACTTGAATCAAAGGAGTGCAACTATTTAAATACATTGTATCCTTCTATAGATGGCAATATCAAATCAATTTCGCCGACTATAAGCGACTGTAGTGGTAATTTATATGACTATTATATAAAAACAGCATTTAATGCTTGTAGTGGTGGAAGTTATAAAAATGATTTTGTAGATATTTGTGTATTGAAGAGTATTTTAAAACAAGGAGTACGTTGTTTAGATTTTGAGATTTTCAATATAAATAATAACCCAGTTGTATCAAGCAGTACAACAAATAGTTATTTTGTAAAAGAAACGTATAACTCGGTTAATTTTAGTGACGTCATGAGCACTATTTCCAATTATGCTTTTTCAGGAGGTACGGTTCCCAATCCTACAGACCCTTTAATAATTCATTTAAGAACAAAAAGTAATGAACAAGCTATGTATACAAATTTAGCAAATATTTTTAAATCTTATGACAGTTTGATGTTGGGAAAAAGTTACAGTTATGAAAATTATGGACAAAATATTGGTGCTCAGCCATTGACATCATTTATGAATAAAATTATTTTAATTGTTGACAAGTCAAATAATGCTGGATTTGAAAACCAAGATTTTATGGAATACGTTAATTTAACAAGTAATTCGGTATTTATGCGAGCTTTATCGTATTATGATGTTAAGAACACACCTGATATAAACGAATTGGAACAATTCAATCAACGCTGTATGTCAATTGTATATCCGGATGTAGGAACAAATCCAAGTAACCCTAGTGGTGTGACTTGTAGAGCAGCAGGTTGTCAAATGGTTGCAATGCGATATCAATATGTAGATAATTACTTGGAAGAAAATGCAATATTTTTTGATGAAGGCGGTTTTGCATTTGTATTAAAACCTGCTAATTTAAGGTACCAAGAGGTAACAATTCCTGCACCTACACCTCAAAATCCAGATTATTCTTATCAAACAAGAAATGTTTCAACTGATTATTATAGTTTTAACTACTAAATCCACCTTTTCAACCTTTGAGAAAGGTGGAGCCAAAGCAACTTTTCAAAAAAGTTGCGCAAAATCTTTGGTTCCACCTTTTTAAAAGGTGGAAAATAAGTAAGTATCCAAATCCACATCATCGATCAAATATTTGTCTTTCACTTGATCAGCTAATAATTTATATACTATATTTCGTTTATACTGCCTTATTTTATCTAATTCAGCTATAAACATATGCAATTTTACAGCAGGAGACCAATTGTATTTACAAGCCAAAGAAGAACAACATAAACATTTTTTATATACGATTTTTTTTAAAAGTTCTGAAAATCGTTGAGACGGCATTCTTAGATAGTGTGAATAAGGTTCATTATTGTAGTGAAACTTAGGTGAATGAAATGGATAGTTTCTATCAACAGCAAATGTAAACTTTTCCATATTATTATCATTAAATAGTTGATCAATTTCAATGACAACGTTATTCAATTCTTCATTCCAAACTATTTTTATATTCTTATATTTTTTAGATAATTCTTTATACTCATTTTTAATGCGAGCTTTTAAACATTTATGAGTTATCAAATCTATTTGTAATTCATTTTCGCACATTTAAATAATATACTACATTATTTTTATATTATTTAAAATAATAAAATTACAACTTTTAGGAAAAAAAGTTTTGGCTCAACACCACTTTTTAAAAAAGTGGTACAAAACTTTGGCTCAACCTTTTTTAAAGGTTGTTTTGCACAACTTTTCCTAAAAGTTGTTTTATCAACATAATATAAGAGATAAACAAAATATGAAAAAAGACAACGAGAACAAAAATGTTTGTAAAGGTTTAACATTTCAAGATTGTGAATTAGCAATATTGCGTATGGCAGTTGACAAAGCAGAAGAAAAAATTGCAAAACGCGTTGTCAACTCAGATGATATTAAAAAAATGATAAGCATCGTAGAGGACTTTATTAAGGTGAAAAATTTGATATGTTATGGCGGTACTGCAATTAATAATATATTACCAATTGAAGATCAATTTTATGACAAAGATGTAGAAATACCAGACTACGATTTTTTCACTCCTGATGCGCTCAATGACGCAAAAGAATTAGCAAATATTTACTACAAAAATGGTTATACCGATGTAGAAGCTAAATCAGGACAACATCATGGAACATATAAAGTATTTGTCAATTTTATTCCTGTTGCAGACTTAACACAATTCCCGAAAGAAATATACAATGCTTTAAAAAAGGATGCTATACGAGTTTCAGGAATATTGTACGCACCTCCCAATTTTTTAAGAATGTCAATGTATTTAGAACTTTCTAGACCTGCAGGAGACACTTCTCGATGGGAAAAAGTGCTTAAACGATTAATACTATTAAACAAAAATCATCCTTTAACGTCCATCAATTGTAATACTATTGAATTTCAGAGAGAAATGTCAAACAAAGAAAAATCGCATGAAATTTACGACAGTGTAAGAAATTCATTGGTAAACCAAGGTGTCGTATTCTTTGGTGGTTATGCAATATCGCTTTACTCGCAATACATGCCAAAACATTTGCAAAAAAAAATCGAAGATATTGCGGATTTTGATGTTTTATCTCATAATCCAAAAACAACTGCTGATATTGTCGTTGAAAGACTAAAAGATATTCATATTAAAGCGAAAGTAGTATACCATAAACCGATTGGTGAAATTATACCAGAACACTATGAAATTAAAGTGGGAAATGACACTATTGCTTTTATTTACAAACCAGTTGCTTGTCATAGTTACAACGTACTTAAAATTCATGGTCAAAGTGTAAAAATAGCCACGATCGATACTATGTTGAGTTTCTATCTCTCTTTTTTGTACACTGACCGAGATTATTATAAAGAATTTTCAGAAAGAATTCTTTGTATGGCAAAATTTCTTTTTGATGTTCAACAAAAAAATCGATTACACCAAAAAGGTCTACTTAGACGCTTTAGTATTATATGCTATGGTCATCAAGATTCAATAGAAGAAATGCGTGCCGAAAAAGCCAAGAAATTCAAAGAACTTCAAACCAAGAAAGGAAGTCCAGAATACGAAGAATGGTTTTTAAATTACAAACCAAATGCTGAGAGTGATAAAAAAAAATTAAAAACTACTGTTATAAAAAAATTGAAAACTAGTAGTAGTAATAGTAGTATGAAGACTAGTAAAAATAAAACTACAAAAACTACAAAAACTACAAAAACTAAAAAAAATACAAAAAATAAAAAAAATAAAAAAAATAAAAAGAAAAATAAGTCACATAAAAAGAGAAATGGAATGTTTTATTTTTAAATATTTAGAACATTTATAAAATTATTATATTATAATATTTTATAAACATGGTAAAAACTCGTAGTATGACTCGCACCAGAAAACAAATTTATCGCAAACGTGTAAAAAGTTCTTCTTGTCGTGGAAAATCTTTCACTGCGTGCAGACGTAGATATGGTTGCAAAAGAACCAGGGCCAAAAAAAGAAAGTCTTATTGCAGAAAGTTGAGTAATCGTCGTGCATAAGTTTTCATACTTCAAAGATTTAAATACAATAGTTATCCAAAAATAAAACCAACATTTGTTTGCCATATGCTGTCAATACATCATATGATAAATTGCATTGAATTCTTTGTATTATATTATTTTTAATAACAAAATGAACCGAAAATATTATCATAATAATTATTTTTTCTACTAAATAACGAAAATACATGTATACTTGATCAGAAATGCTCCAATTATTAACATAACTACACATAGAAGTAGAGCTACCTTTAATAAAAAAACTATGTATATCCAGCATACCGGAGAGAATTCTATGAAAATTTGTTTTTTCATTTTTAACGTTGATAGAACCTAGTATCTTATCCAAAGTATTTAAGTTCATGAATAAAACCTTTCGTTTTATGTCGTATGATTTTATTTTAAAAAAATATGGGTTCAAACCATCTATGTATCTTCCCTTATAAACAATATTTCCATCAATTAACACTGGTATAAAACACGACTTGATAATGCAGTCTATAACTTCATCCATATTTTTGTATGTTTGTTTAACGACCTTTGTTCGTTTTTGCACGTTTGTGAATGTAATAAAAAATTTATTGTTGAGTATACTGCACACATCACTTGGTATTTTATGTTGTAGTCTCTCTTTTAGAGTTTTTATAAAGGTAAGGTTGTGCGTTTTTTTAAAATCAGTCAATAACATTTCGTACAAAGAAGATGCTTCATCTAAAGCATCAATAAAATATAAAAATCCTATTATTGAACCAATACTAGAGCCAGAAATTCGTTTCACTTTTACATAATCACGATCCTCCATTTCTTTAATAAAATACAATGCGCCAACTAAATAGCTACCATTGAATAGTCCTCCATCTAATACTAAATCTAGTTGCAATGGAGTTTTTGCATTTTTAATTGTGTCAGGTAAATTGTCTATTAATTTATTGATGTAAGGTTTGATCATTGAATAATAGAAATAAATTATATCTTGACATATAATTTATTATGTTAAATTAGTTAAGTTATATATGGTATAGTTAATAAATACCTAACTGTTTGCGACAGTTCATAAAATAATAATAAAGTATATGAATAAACTGATCACTTATAAGACATTTGTTTAGACAATATGACTTCCAAACATAGTTACAAGCTTCGTAGCATTTCATATAATTTTTATTGTTATAACTGTTTGTTATGAAGTTATAAATAGGTTTTTCGGCACTTTCATAAACGTATGTATAGTTAGTGATCATTTGATTATAGTCACCATAGTAATGATGAAACATTTCAGGATTTTCAAAATAAACAGGAGTGTATAATTGCTCATCTGCGTGACCATAACCTAAATTGAGATACTCTAAAAACTTATTTTCAATTAAATCACAAACTTTATACATATATTCAGAATTTCCAGTAAAAAATCCACTACACATACTACATCGACCCCATCTAAAATATTCATAAGTATTATCAACTAGTTCTTGTGGTACATAATCTATGTAACAAGTAGAAAATTTATTTCGATTTACTGCTAGTGCTTCGTCTAATTTTACTAAATTAGAATAGCCCATTCGTTCAATACAAAAATTGATCCACCCAAAATGCGTAGAGTTAAATGTATTACGATTTATCGTTTCCTTTAACATTGTATAACGTGACATACAAAACAAATAATAGCTCGCAGTATTTCTATTATCGAAATTATATGGTTTATCAATTCTATTTTGTATTATTTTTCTACGATAGTCATTAAAAGTATCATTTAATTTACTTCCATTTTTTGTAAATTTAAAATCATCAAAATTACATACAATAAATTCTGTTTTATCTTTTAAACAGTCTGGACGAATTTGTTTAATAATATTTAGACTATCTTCGTCACAATATACTACCAAATTATAAGGCAACGATAGTGTTGAAATAGAATGATGTAAATAATAATTTTTATCACGTTTATTTATTTCTTCACTAGCATCATAAAATTTTGTCAAGTTAAAATAAGCAGTTATAAGCGTCCAGTTGTCATTGTTATTTTTTTCTAATTTTATATTACTGTTAAAGTTAATAATACCTGTTCCTGACCAATGACCAAATTCAGTGATATCAAATCGTTCTTTATAGTTAATTTTGTACCAAAAATTATCTCGCATTTCTTTGAAATACCATATATCATCACAAATAACAAATCCTTTGTAGTTGATTTCTTTCAAATAGTTATACATATCCAGTTCCATGTTACCATTGTGTGGGTCAACATCCATAAAAATGAATGGACTGGATAAAATAGTATCACTCCATTTTTCCCTACCTGTAATTTCAAACAAATTATCATTTAAAAATTTAATATTATTAACACTTTTAATTTTACTTCGAATATTGTCTACAATGTCAAAAGAATAAATTGTATTTGTTTTGTTATATGATAATGCTAGTGCTGAATTTCCTCTGTGAGAACCAATATCTATTATATTGCAGTTATCAAAAAGTGTTGAAAAATATGACAATAAACGATAATGTTCTTTTCCTGTAACACCAAAAAACTCTGATTTGTCCTCTTCTATTACAAGTTGTTGAAATGTATCGTCAAAATTTAGTCTATCAATTTCTTTTTTTGTTAAATTAAAATGTTTCATTATACAGAACATAGTAACATGTTTTTATATAGAATATTAATGATAATAAATATATATATAAATAAAAATTAATATATATTATAATTAAGTTATGACTACTACAATTGTAAGCTCGTTTATAAATATTTTACACCCAGAACGCAATGATAAGAGTGTTGAAACATATTTTCAACTTGGAAGTTTATTATTGAAATCAAATATTCAAAAAATTATATTTGTAGACGAAACTATGTATGAAAAAATTAAAGATTATCAAAACCACAACACAAAAATTATATTAGTTGACAAAAAAAAATACTACTTGTTCTCCTATTTAAACACAGAGTGTTTGACTAATTTCACTTTAAATACAAATAATCCATCAAAAGATACAATAGAGTACATGATTACAATGTGTCTCAAAACAGAATGGATGAGAGAAGCAGTTGATATAAATCATTTTAATTCGGAAGAGTATATATGGGTTGATTTTGGTGTTCGACACGTATTTAGTTGTGATGACACTGGGTTCACAAACATACTAGAACAATTAATAGACAGATCCCATGATAAAATACGTATAGCTTCTATATGGGATTTACAGCACCAAACGAACAAAAATGTTTATGAAGAAATTTTGTGGTACTTTGCAGGTGGCGTATTCGGAGGTAGCAAAGAAAAAATACTCGTTTTTGCTGATTTAATGAAAGAAAAATGCTTGCAAATTATTCATGAAAAAAAAACTCTCATGTGGGAAGTAAATATATGGTATTTGATTTATTTGGAGAACAAAGAATTGTTTGATTGTTATTATGGTAGTCATGATCATACAATTATTACCAACTATTAGTTCGATTGTAAACTAAAACTTCCCAAAATGCATGTTAACTTTGTTTAGTAAATAATAACAAATTCCAAACAAACAACTCATGAATATATAACCATTCAAATTCAAGTTACCATCTTTTGAAAAAAGAATAGGTAAGTAGGAAAACAAAAATTTTCTGAAAAAAGGTAATTGAAATAGAAAATAAAGTACTGCTAATAAAAGTGGCACTTGAATTTCACTGTACATATCATCCAATGCACTACTTCGTTCAAGATTTGCATTGTAATCATCGATAATGTCTCCAGCTTGTTCATAATTTTTAATGTAGTCCGTACTATGTTGTGGTGGAGGTGGAATATAATTGGGTTGAATGTTAACGTCATGTGTTAAATTGCTAGTTGTCATGGGAATGTCTCTAGATGGTAATTGTGTGGCCCCAGTTGCACTAGCTTGTTGAAGACCATTGACAATTTGATTAATAGTAGTTTGATCCAATGTGATAGAGCTTGCAGCGTTATTATTCATTGTATTTGGCATTTCACTTTGTATACCAGGTTGCATACCTTGTTGCATAGTATTTTGTACAACACTTTGTCGCTCACTCCCATTGGTTGGGTCTGTGGGTAAATCAAAAATACTCGTGGTCGTATCAGACATTTTAATCTTATTATTTATATCAAAGAATGATTGATTTTGTTAATTACGCAAATAACAATACAACTGCTAAAAGTCGACAATTTTTTTACTTTTATCGCATGTCGTCGATTTACTAATATATTTATAACATTTATCATCATGTTTGTATACTTTATCTTTTAACTCTTCTAAAGGAGGGGCATGAAATATAATACAATCTTTGTCTTTACAAATTGCTCTAAATAAAGAGGCTAAACCAAAACCCAATAAAATAGACATAATTATTTTACCATTTTGACTATGAACAAGTCTGCCTAGATTTAATGACATATTATTATTAATTTATATTTATATTATAAAAATAAATATAAATGTTAATCATAACCCAAGAAACCTAATTTTGTATGGGTACTGTACCCAACAAGGTTTCATCACTAGGACAATCAACTTCCACTGGTTCAAAAGCAAAACAATTGTCGGCTTTGTCTTTGAAAATAATTTTGTCTACATTTTCTGGAGTTGGATAAATATAAATAGTTTTCATTTCAGGGCCGTAAATATAGACAAAAAATATTCCGACAGCAAAACTTATAATAAAAATGGGAAATGAAATGTAGTCTAGTATCATTTGATATGTATTTATTATAATAATATAAAATAAATACACATAAATTACAAATTATTTATCATATGTAATAATTACTTTTCTACCTCTACTATTGTCAGTTTTTAAAATAACCGTAACATCTTTTCCAAGATATTTACCGCCTGTTCCAGTAGCTTTTGCAACAAATGTTTTGTTTTTATCTATATATCCATCTTTTGAATTATAAACTATGTTATATGTTATATATGAAGCTAAGTCATCATCAAAAAATAAACAAAAATTAACATTGAATATTATTTCTGGTGTGTTGTTTGTATTTACTTTGTTAAAAAAAACACTCTTAAATGCATTGTATAAAACCTTTCCAACATCTTTTGTAGAAGATTTGTCATACAAAGTAAAAACATTGTTAGTAACGGCTGTTCTATCAGTGTTTACTGAACTATTATTATTAGCTGCAAGCGAAACTTCAGAATATTTATCAATATTTGCAGTGTATTTGTAAACTTCGCGAACCTTAACCATTTTATAATAATAATAAAGAAAATATTTTTACAAAAATTTCACCTAAATTTAAACGCAACAAATTATTCATCATATTCTATAATTATTTTATTTTTACCAAGTTTGTTGTTAATTGTTCTATCTGTTATTTTAATAACTTTATTGTTATACTTACCACTTGAACTAGTATACAACGCTTGTATTTTTTTGTCATTTATATAAAGTCCTGTATCATCAGTTAAATAGGTATAACTATAACTTAAGGAACCTAAAATTTTATTTGCATCTAATGATTTATCATTTGTTGTATAAATTAGTCCTGTTTCAGAATTTAAGTGTATTTTAGAACCATTTAAAAGAGGGTCAACTCTAGTTTCTCCACGCCACGTTATAAATCCTACTTGCTGTTTGATTTTATTGTATAACGGAAACACTGGTTCATTATAAACATAGCATTTAGACGTAGGTGTGGTTTCACTAACAGGCGCTAGTGGTATGTAACTAAAATTGTTAGGTGTGTTATAAAAATAAAAAAATACTTCGCGAACCTTAACCATTTTATAATAATAATAAAGAAAATATTTTTATAAAAATTTTTCACCTAAATTTAAACGCAACAAATTATTTATCATATGTAATAATTACTTTTCTAGTCAGCGTGTTATCTGTTTTTACAGTGACAGTTACATCTTTTCCAGCGTATTTACCACCTGTTGAAACTGCTTTTTCAACATATTTTCTGTTTGGTGGTGCAATAGTGTTATTACTAGAAACGTATAGTAAAATCATGACATAAGAACCATCGTCAAATAAAAATACTAAGTTACCAACAAATCCTTGATCATTATTTTCAAAATAATTAATATTTTTATTTAAAATATATTTACCCACAGATTTTGCTTTAGTATTGTATAAAGTATATACTTTATTTTGAACTTCAGAAGTGTTTGTCAATGTAGTACCAATACTAGAAGATGGTGCAGCTAATGGTATACTCGTATAAACACTTGTAGCAGTATAAGTATAAACTTCGCGAACCTTGCACATTTTATAATAATAAACAAAATATTTTTATAAAACTTCCTAAATTTAAACGCAACAAATTATTTATCATATGTAATAACTACTTTGAAAAGAGATTTGTTTGCATTTACTAGTTTTTCTGTTACAGAAACAATTTTACCAGCATACTTACCACTTGCAACTGTAGCTGTTGCCGTTGTATCATCATTCCTTTTAAGAGTACCATCTGCATTATATTGAACTATGTATGTAGTGTTATAACAAAGGCTACCTAGTATTTTATCTTTATCTAATGATTTACCTCTTGTTATATAAATAACTCCTGTTTCATAGGTCAATTCAGTATTAGTAGAACCGACATTGAGTGGGTCGGTTCTTGCTTGACCACAAAATGATATGTAACCAACATGTGTTTTTTTGTCACTACTATACAATTCAATTAGAGGTTCATTATATACCTCCGACTGAGTTGCAGTTGTTACAGCATCAGCAGGAGCTTGTGGAGTGTAGTTATACAAGTTTGTAGGGTAAGTGTATTTGTAAACTTCGCGAACCTTGCACATTTTATAATAATAAACAAAATATTTTTATAAAACTTCCTAA